GGTCCTCAAACTCAAGCAAACAATCAGGCTAGAAATAGTCAATTATTATTTAGTGGAACAGTTTCCACAACTCATACAGTTCAATTTCCTGCTACACAAAAAACATACGGAATTTATAATAACATTTCTGGTGGCGCAGATATTTCTGCAAGACTGGGGGCAACAGGTAATACAGTTACTATTACTAACGGAAAATATCGTTTAGTTTCAACTGATGGAACAAATTGGTATGATGTATTTTCTTTAGCTGGATTAGGTGAAGCATGGATTGAAAAAGATAATACCGATTCTCCTTACACCGCTTCAGATGGAGATAATATTTTTGTTGATTGTTCAGCAGCGGTTGTAACAATTACTCTTCCTGCTTCTCCTTCAATAGGACAACAGGTTAAAATCATAGATGGCACAGGTAGTGCCGCTACTTATAACATTACAGTTGGTCGTAACTCTGAAAAAATTCAGGGTGCAGCATCAGATTTAACAATTAGCACTAACAATGCTGGTATAGCTCTGGTATATTACGATTCAACAAATGGGTGGAGGTTGAAATATAACGACTAATGGCTAACTTACAAGATATAGTAAACAGAAGTGAAGTAGGCGCAATTAAGCCTTGGGGTAAAGCAACAGCACCCGCAGGTTATGTATTGTGCGATGGAGGTGCTATTTCAAGAACCGATTATGCAGATTTATTTGCTGTAATTTCTACAACATATGGAGCAGGAAATGGATCAACAACATTTAATGTTCCAAATTTACAAGGTAAAATGCCACAAGGTTATGATGGTAGTACTTATGCTTTAGCAGGAACTGGTGGAGCAAACACAGTTACGGTTTCTTTAACTAATAACCAAGCTGCTTCAAGCACTACAACTAATAACCAAGCGGTTACAGTTACAGGTGCTATTAGTAATACATCTTTAACAACTGCTCAATTAGCTACTCATGCTCATAGTGGAGGTATAGGTGGTTTATTTGCCGATCAAACTCAATTTGGTGGTCCTTATAATTATCAATCAGGCCCTAGATCTGGTGTTATTGGAGACTCTACTAACGCAGGTTCAGGAACTGGACATAATCACTCTCATACTTTATCTGGAACATTAACTGGAACAGTGGCTGTATCAACCAATTTAACAGGAACTGTAACAGCAGCAGGAACAAATTCATTTTCACCTTATGTGGTGGTTAACTATATTATAAAGCATTAGGAGATACACATGGCAACACAAATAGTAATTTTAAATGGAGATCAGATAAACGTAGATGATTCTTTTCTTATTGAATGGAAAGATAAAGGAAGCTCTATGCCAGCTATTCCTAATACAGTGCATTGTGTTTTATGGAACAATCTTGTAGGTCAAAATGAAATTCAAAATAAAGACGCTAGCACTGGTAACATGACAAGTAATACAAATTTATCTTCAACAAGTGATGCTGTTGGATCTACAACTATATCAGCTTTATTGACTTGGGCTGAAACTAGAAAAACTGAAATAGAAGCAGCTAAAGCTAAATTTGATACTGCTAAAGCTAATGATGATGATGCTGGAACTGTAACTAAAGGTCAAACCTGGAGAGATTACGAATAATATTATTCGTTATCTTCAAAAAATACCCCTCTTACTTGTAATACTTTTCTTTTCTTAGGTCCAATTACACAATTAACTTTGTGACGAATACCATTTTTAATTGCTAATAATGAGTTTGGAATAGGTGTAGAACATAAAGGCATTCCTCTGTTTGTATCTATTAAAGTTTCTCCACCCCAATTTTCATCCCATTCGTCATGAATATAAAAAGAATAATTTAAAGTAAAAGGACCATCATCATGCCAATTTATTCCTGAGTATTTATTATACTCATAGTAATGAAGTGATATTTTAGAATTAATTTGATAGGGAATAAAAGGACAGTCAATTAATATTTTTAAAAATTTTTCAAAAATAAGATCTATGCTTTTTATTTTGTTATATTCTACAGTAGCTAAATCAATTTTAGAAAAAACTTGATTCATTGTAACGTCATTATTTTTATCTTTAAAAAGAGTTTTTTGCCAATCCTTATGTGATGTTAAATTAGTTTTGTATTGATATTTATTAATTTTTTTAAATAAATCTTGTGATAAAAAATCATTTATTATTAAAGCACAATCATCAACATTAGCTGAAATATACATTTATTTAAAAGATTTTTTTCTCCAGAATTTATTTTTATAAACGTCTACCCAACGATTATATATAGTGTTTAATGTTTTTTTATGTAATTTTTCAAAATAAAAACCAGACCACATTTTCCATGAATCTCGTTTAAAAGGAATTACTTGAACCATAGGTTCCCCTTTTTTAATTAAAAATTGTTTATCTCTTTTATGTAAAATAAAAGGAAAATTTATAGCATTAACATAAACGTCAGTATCTACGATCCCTGAAATTATTTCAAACCTTGGTTCTAATCTATTCATAGGTTTTATAAACAAACAACTATAACCAGGAGGTGTTTTAATTAACCATTTGTTATGAAATTTCCCTGCGTTTTCTCCTGTAATATTTTTCCATTTTTCTGGTAATTGAGCTTTACCATGGTAACCAAAATCATTTTGTTCTCTATTTGCAGGCACTACAGAAAAATCATTTTCTACAGGATCAACTAAATAATCTTGATCAAAAGGAATTATATAGCCCGCAGTTAACGAATCTAAAAAAGGAACACATGTTTTAAGAGTAACTTTGTGATAATCATTATCATTAAATCTTGATAATTTTTTATATTCTTCAGGTATGTATCTAGAAGCAGGCTGAGGATGAGGCCATATATCTATCATGTCCTCATTAGTTGCACAAAAAGTTATTTTATTTTCAAACATTATTTTTATTCTTTTCAATATTTTCAATAAAATTAAAAGACATAGACCTTCTAATTTCTCCCTTTTTTTTAACTTTAAAAGGCATCACACAATGTTGATGACTAGCTTCAAATACATAAAATTGTCCTACTTTAGGAGTTACCCAATTAGAACCAACACCATCAACTCCTACAAAACCTAATTGCCCATCTTTAAATTTATGGGGATCTTTAGCATCATTTATAAATTCAGGAATTTTTAAAAATAAAACAGTAGACCATCCTGTTCCATTGTGATGAGTATGCGGGGGGTTATATTCTCCTTCTTGCATATCGTTTACCCAACAACTAAGAATATGTAATGGTTTTTTCTTTCCTATTTTACTAACTTTTTCTAACATATCTACATAATCATGCATACAATCTACAAGATACTTAGATATCTTAGTTTCTTCTAAAAGATTAGTAAACTCTAATTCGGATTCTAATCTGCCTGCTAATCTAGAACCAAAAGAATGAAGTTTAGTTTTTAATTTTTCATATCTATTATTTAAATCTTCAATGCTATCTAAAGGTAAGTCATAGCATTTAACTATTTTTCCAAATATTATAGTTTGTGATTTCATTCTTTTTTCTACCTCTTTCATAACATAAATTACCTGTCAAGAAAACAATTATAAAAAGATTGCTTGATATATTACACACACATGTTTAAATTAGATCTCACCCAAAATTTAAAAATCAGGAGATATTATGGAAAATCAAGAAGTATTGAAGGCTATAGCTACCCTTGCTGATAAGGTGAGTCGCTATCATGAACGTTTATTAACAGTAGAAAGAGAAAAAGAGAAATTAGAGAAAACTTTATCAGAGCATTTAAAAGGATGTGGTTGTCATAATACTTCTCATGAACAAGTAATATTAAACGGTAATTCTGCTGATATGGAATGTGAAGCTTGTGGTGCTTAGGTAAAAAAATTACAAATTGAATATCTAAAAGAACCTCCACCTTGCCATTGTAAAGGAGCATGATAAACATCCGAAGAAAAAAATATTGCTCTATTTTTTATAAAAGACGCATGAGAGTTTAATTTTACTTCTAAAGTTTTTTTATCAATAACATGATAAAACCCTGTGCCATTATTTGTTACTTCTTCCCCATGCATATAAATTAAACATTGATGAGTACAACCATTTCCTGAATCTATATGTGGCCGGGCTTTATCGCTTGCTCCAACCATAGTGTAATAAGTTTCTAAAAACTTTGTAATTTTAAAATAAAATTTTTCTTTAATTAATTTAGTAATTAATTTTTGAACATCACAATCATTAGGAATATAATGAGTATGCCAATAAGCTCCTTTGTGTGCTTTTCTATGAAAATCATCAGGAGGATCATATTCAGCAGCAATCATTTTTTGAACTATTTCATTGTAAATATTTTCTTCAAAAAAATTATCTTGAATAAATATTTTTGACATTAATCTTCTTGAGTACCTAACATTTCAGCTAATGAAGGCGCAAATATTTTAACATCTCGTCTAATGTGTTCTTCTTTAGTCTCCGTACCAGGATCATCAATATCATTTTTTACTTCTTCTTCAGAAGAGTATTCATAACCTGTCTTTGTATTTATTATTAATGTTTCTGATCCACATTTCATATGAGGAACTACTCTACCATCATCAAGAGTAATAGTTCCTATTTGCTCGGCTTCTTCTATAATTTTAGGCATTCATTCTCCTTTTTAATTCTAGGTTAAAACTTAATATAATTCTATCTTCATTGGAATTATTTTTTTCTACTTCGTGATTTAGCCATGAAGGAAAAAAAATTAAATCATTAGGTTTCGGGGTCCACGAAACACGGCTACTTGTATGTATACTTTCATCACTCTTTTTTGGGGGTGATAATACCTCAGATTGAGGTCTAGGATCATGAAAAACAAGAGTACCACTATCAGGAGGTACTTGTAAATAAAACACTCCTGAGAGATAATTAAAAGGGTGAGAATGAAGTTTATTTCTGCTACCTGGAGCATTGACCATGGCCCATAGACCACTTAATTCAGGGGTCATATAATCTTCAACCGATAAATGATTCATTGCTTCTTGTCCTAAATTTATTACTTCTGATTTAAATGTTGAAAACCTTTCGTCCAAATGCAAATCTGTTTGACTATGCCATCCACCCTCGTTCGTCTTTCTTATTCCTTTAAGATCTTTCTGTTGTATCTCTTTTATAATTTTAACTAGATCTTCATATCCTGCTAAATTTATAGAAAAGACGGGGGTAATAAATAAAGAATGTAAATCGATTATAAATCTCCTTTTGTAATTTCTAAAACAGATACTGTAACATGAACCTGGTTCGCAGCATTTGCTTGTAAGTATAATATATCACTTTCTTCTAAAACTAAAGGCTGAGTTAATAATTCTACTGTATTATTAGATGTAATACTTTTTTGATTATATAGAACAAACGTAGAAGAAGCACTGGTATCCGTCCATTTTAAATCTACTAAAGTAGCATTTGCTGAATCACTAGCCACTACAATAGACTTTACTAATGCTGTTGTTGGAAAAGTAGGGGGTGTACCTACTACACCTACAGAACCCGTAGGTACTGTATAAATAGCATTTAAATTGGTATTAACAACATCATACCCTGAATTTACAAAATTATCAGCCAACGAACCAACTCCTTCCTATAGACTCATCTTTTATATCTTGTGCATAAGAAGTATTTAAAGATAAAATTACTTGTTCTAATAACCTCATTATCTGATCGATTTGAGACGGTTGATATTCTGGTGTTGCGTTAGGTAATCTTGTTATTGTTATTTTAGCCATTATCTTCTTCCATCTGGTCTAAGTTGTAATTTCATTGAACCTAGTCTCCAATTTGTTTCATCTACAACATCTGTTGCAAAATTTAATTTGACTGATCTTCCTCTCCCTCTTACATTAATTTTCTGTGTTGTGCTACTAACATTACCTGCAGTAGTTTGAGATGTAGTGGATTGAGGATAGTCTTCTAATGTCATAGTAACTGTTAATTCTTTAGCTAGATTAGTAAAATCTGGGACAAATTTACTAACTGACATAAAGTTATCACCATCTGCAATTTCAATAGATCCTGATGTTAAAGAAGCTGAAATAGCAGTTCCATCTGCTTGATTATTTCCTATCTCATGACTGTATATATAAGAAGCTCCTGCTGTTACTCCAATTGGTGTACTGGTAACTCCTGTGCTTGTTGTAGCGTTTGCTGTCAAACTCGCATTGTATTCAGTAGCAATTGTATTTTCATATGTATAATTAGCAAGATAAGTCGTTCTTCCTAAAGTAGTAGTGTACCAAGTATTTTCTAAATAATTATAAACCACCACTCTATCTATTTGAGTAGCGCTTGCGCTAGGATAATACCACATAATTTCATTAAACTCAGGATTAACTCCGCATGCAATATCATTCTTATTTGTAAAACTTAAATCATCATAAACATAATCTTCTACAGAACATGGCATTTTTTTGACAACACCATCATACATATAAAAAGCATCTTCACCCATCCAGTAAGCTCTTCCATTTACATCAATAGC